AACAGATCCACTTGAGAACAAAAACTCAGTTGATTGAAAAGGCTGACCAGCGGCATTAATACCGATATTGTCACTGATCGTGAGAATTTGATTGGGATTTGTAGCTGTGTACACCAAAGGCAAACCAGCCGAAGCAACTGTTCCAACGCCTCCAACAATTGTGAATGTAATGCGCAGAGCACCATTTGGAGTCACAAACTTCGAGTTTTGATTATTGATTGCGAGATACTGAAGATTGAGACCATATGTATTTGGCAACTGAACTGTTGACAAAGCAAAAGGTGCATCTGTTGTTGCTAGAGGAACACCCTCCGTATCAAAGAAGGATGGCTCAGGTTGAAACAGGTAACTGTAATTTGGATCAAGTCTAGGATCAGCGCCGTTGATGTTCGCATTATAAGCACTTTGTAGATTGAACCCTTCTCTTCCCCACGAATTATTGATGGAATTGTTGTCAATAATAGACAATTGAAACGTTGTTGCATCTTGAGATGCAGGATCAAATCTTCCAGGAATTGGCTGCAAAAGCACAGCAAAGCGGCCAACATCAGAGGCATCAGCAGCTTGAATAAGCGGAAAGATCTGTGTAACACGTGTTGATGTAAAAATTCCACTTGGGGTGGGTTGCGTATCAGGAATACGCGCTTCGTTGGCTTCGGGTGCCAACAAGCAAGAGGCATATGCGGCAGCAGCAGGCGTAAGCCGAATGGTAAACTCATTGTTACGACGCTCAACAAGTCGTCGTGCTGCCTGTGGGCGAGTGACATTAAAAGCACGAGACTGTGGCTGTTGAGCAAGCTTCTTTTGACGTCGACGCCGAGCACCACGTCCACGTGATCGTGGTTTTCCAAGCGGAGCGTTTGGAGCAGAGGGAGCAACATTGACGACAACTTCTGTTTTACCATCCTTCTTTCTACGAGATTGCTGAACAACCTCGGATAAAGGATCAATCTTTTCTTTAAAAATTGTTGATGGTATATAAACAATATCTTCATCAGAAAACACCATGTCGTCATTGTCCCAGCAATCAATTGAGGGGTCATCGTCTTCACAATCAGAACCACACTCAATTGATTTCAAGAGGTTGGCTCGTGTTCGAGACTGCAATTGCTGACCAGAAACGACAGCAGGTTGTTGTCCTTGTCTATCGTCGCCATTGCGTTGAACGAGGAACTCGTATTGTTGCCGAGTTTGAGCGGAGTCAAAGCTTTGTATGTCGCCAGACGACACTCTTTGGACTGACAACATCCGAAGAGTACGCTCGAACTCGTCTCCGTTCTTCACAGGAACGGTGGGTTCGGATTGAGCTGCAAGCTTGCTGCACAAGCACTCAGACAATTGTCCAAGTTCTTCAATGTCTGGAAATCCCACATGCACGCTTTGCTTGTGGGCGTTGCGAGACTGAGTTTCAAGGTCACGGGGAGTCCATGGAATGTAAAGCTCGTCTCTAACACTAGGGGCGTTGAGATCTGAATTCTCCCAAGAATCATTGAATCGATTCGGGTCTCGTTTCCAGGTTGACTTGTTTGCAAGTCGCTCGGGGTGGTTTGGATGACGGTAGGTGTGTTTGTCTGCATTTGCAGCGATTTGGCGTTGAGGCATTTGTGAGCCGTTAGGATTTTTAAAACCGTTTGGAACTTGCGCCGGCAGCGGTTTTACTTCAAATCCATGATAAAGAACGAAACATTGATGTTCCGTTAACCTCCAACTAAGAACAACATCTTTTGGCACCTGTCGCTCAACCTCATCAAGAGCTAAGTTGTACTTTTCATACAACTCAACTTGTGGCCACAGTAAAACGACAATGTTACACATTCGTTGATAAACATCCAGTGGAGCAAATTCGGTTGAATAGACCGATGAACAAATAAGCTTTTTGGAATCAAAACATGGCATAATTCGCGTGCATCCACAACGACAGGCAATGTTTGTTGTATTAACAAACGTGAAATTGTCGTAAGAGGAAAACTCTTCGGTCAAAAACCAACCGAGATGACCATAACCACGCTGTAAATGCTGAAAAGTGATTCCAAGAGAATTTGATGAACTATTATCATCTCCACAAAACATAAGAGCTGTTTGGCGTAAGAAAACATCAAGCATGAGACTTGGATACTCGAGTATATAAGAGTATGCATTACCGATCCAATTTCCAAGACAATTAAGGAAAAGCGTAAGCAAAAATCCAGAAGGCATGCCACCAAACATCATAATAACAGTGCCATCAGGCAACACAAGAAACCCAAAACAGGCATCCAGTAAACTGTTAAAAATGCGGAGGAAATTTTGAGGCGTTTTATCAATCTTTGCGAGGCGTTTGTGAAAGAAGTGAACTGCATAAAGAAAAATGCACGTGGGGTATCGACCATCCCAATCTTTACCATCAACACCTAGGAC